GAGCCGGCATAAATTTTACAGACCTTATGGCTGCAAAACAACAGGATGCTTTAGAGTTGCGTAAGCAAGAATTTGCTAATCAATTGTTTACTCCGGTTGAAGAACCAGAAATGGCTGAACCAATAGAGGATCCTGCAGTAGAGGAAGAATAAAAATGAAACTCATATCAGATAGTATTGAGAATATCGAATTCATTACAGAAGCCACAGAAGGCGGTGGAAAGAATTACAAAATTCGTGGAGTATTTCTTCAAGCCGATGTAAAGAATCGTAATGGTCGAGTATATCCGTATCCTATTTTACAGAAAGAAGTAAAACGATACAACAAAGAGTTTATTCAGAAAAAAAGAGCGTTTGGAGAGTTAGGACATCCAGATGGTCCGACAGTTAATCTTGAAAGAGTATCACATATGATAACAGACCTTTATGCAGATGATTCTAATTTTCTGGGTGAAGCGAAGATCATGGATACTCCGTATGGAAAGATTGTAAAGAATCTTATAGACGAAGGCGCTCAATTAGGTGTCTCCTCTAGAGGAATGGGTTCATTAGAACCTAAAGGTGGTGCGCAGTATGTAAGGGATGACTTTTATCTCGCAACGGCTGCTGATATCGTAGCAGACCCTTCTGCTCCTAATGCTTTCGTAGAAGGTATCATGGAAGGCAAGGAGTGGATCTGGGACAATGGTATCGTTAAAGAAGTAGACATTGAAAATTATATGAAGCAAATTAAAGAAAAGCGTAAGAATCATCAAGAAGCAACGATGGCTGCGTGGGAAGATTTTGTTTCTAAATTATAATTTTTATAAATAATAAAAAACGAATATAGGAGTCTAATCCAAAATGTCAGAAGAACTTAATACAAAGTTGGAAGAGCTTCTAGATGCCGAACTAACTGAGAACGAAGTTACTGCGATGGAAAAGGAAATAGAAGATTTGACAGAGGTAGAAGAAGTCGGTGGCGTAGCCAAGATGAAATCACCCTCGGGCAAAGCGAAACCTTTGAAGTCAGGTGGTGGCGATAGTTCAGAACTGAAAGATGAATCTGAAGATTTAGGCGATGCAGCTGATGGTAAAACTACTGCTAAGAAAGCCAAACCTACGAATTCAGCTGGCAGTGAAACTAAAGTCAAATCAGGAAGTTCTGCAACTGCTACTCCAGGTGAAAAGATGAAACTCGCTGCTGGCGATGAGTCGGATCACGATGGAGAACAACTAGAGGAAGCCAGAATGACCAAGGCAAAAATGCTTGAAGATTTAGCGAAGCAGATGGAAGGTCTTAGTAAACTTAATAAATCACAACTAGGTGCGGTGCATGAGAAAATTGCTGCTGCATTGAAAGGTGACGAAGAAGTTTCTGAGTCTAAAGATGATGCTGAGTTAAAAGAACTTGAAGCTAAAAAGAAAGAAATTGAAGAGCGTATGAAGAATATTTCTGTAAAAGAAGATGTTACTGCGTTAGTTGACGGCGAGGACCTTTCCGAGGAATTCAAAGACAAAGCAGCTATCATTTTTGAGACAGCGGTTAAATCCAAAGTCAAAGTAGAAATTGAAAAGCTTGAAGAGGAATATGCAGAAAAACTACAGAGTGATGTTGCAGAAGCTCTTACCGAAACATCTGATAAGGTAGATTCTTACCTTGCGTATGTCGTGGAAGAGTGGATGAAACAGAATGAAGTAGCGATTGAGCATAAACTCAAAACAGAAATCACCGAGAATTTCATTACAGGCCTTAAAGGTTTGTTTGAAGAACATCATATCACTGTTCCCGAGGAGCAGTACGATATTCTTGATGCTGCTGCTAGGCAGGCTGACGAAATGGAAGCCAAGCTGAACGAGCAGACAGAAAAGAATATTGAACTTAACCAGAAGGTTGGTGAGTTAGAGCAACAGGAAATTCTTATTGATGTGGCTTCCGGCCTTGCGGATACGGAAGTAGAGAAATTTGTTGGACTGGCTGAAAGTGTTGGGTACGAGAGTGGCGAAGATTATCGTAATAAATTAAATACGATTAAAGAGAGTTATTTTCAACGGACAGTAAAGGAAGATGAAGATGTGGCAGCGCCAGTGTATCATGAACAAGGTGATATTAGTTCTAATATGGCTGCTTATATGACTGCAATCGGCAAGCAAGAAAAGCGTGCGCAGAAATAATAATTAATATAAATAGTACTAAAGTAAATTAGGAGATACTAATAATGTTCAATTCAGAACAACTACAGGAAAAGTGGCAGCCAGTACTTGAGCACGCTGATCTTCCAGAGATCAAAGACGCTTATAAACGCGCAGTTACAACTGTAATTCTAGAAAACCAGGAAAAGTCGATGACAGAAGATCGTGCTTTCCTTCATGAGGCCGCCCCGACTAACGCTACTGGTGGTTCAGTAGATAACTGGGATCCAATCCTCATTTCATTGATCCGACGATCAATGCCGAACCTTATCGCTTATGATATCTGCGGTGTGCAGCCTATGTCTGGACCCGTTGGTCTTATCTTTGCGATGAAGTCTCGTTATACCAGTCAAAGTGGTGCCGAAGCTTTCACATCGGAAGCTGACACTGACTTTGCGGCTGAAGATGCTGCCGGCGATCTACAGAATATCGACCATACTGGGTCTGATGTCCTGTCTGATATGTCTGCTCACATCACAGCAGGCAGAAGCCTTGGGTGATGCAACAGCTAACTCGTTTGCCGAGATGGCTTTCAGCATTGATAAAGTGTCCGTGACTGCGAAGTCCCGTGCGCTCAAAGCTGAGTATTCGATGGAACTTGCTCAGGACCTTAAAGCAATTCATGGTCTTGACGCCGAAACAGAGCTTGCTAACATTCTAAGCACTGAGATCCTCGCGGAAATTAACCGTGAAGTCGTTCGGACTATCTATTCTTCCTCGAAGAATGGTGCCCAGACAAATACAGCTACTGCTGGTATTTTTGACCTTGATACAGATTCCAACGGTCGTTGGTCTGTTGAGAAGTTTAAGGGTATGATGTTCCAGATTGAGCGTGATGCTAATGTCATTGCTCAGGAAACACGACGCGGTAAGGGTAACATCATCATCTGTGATGCCGATGTTGCTTCCAACGCCTCTGGTCTGTCCAACAACTTGAATGTTGATGACACAGGCTCTACGTTTGCAGGTACACTAAATGGTCGTTTCAAAGTCTATGTTGACCCGTATACAAACAACAGCACAGCTACTAAGTTCTTTGTTGTTGGGTATAAGGGTACATCGCCTTATGACGCTGGCTTATTCTATTGCCCGTATGTCCCGCTCCAGATGGTGCGTGCCGTTGGGGAACAGACATTCCAGCCGAAGATTGGCTTCAAAACTCGGTACGGCATGGTTGCTAACCCGTTTGCCACATCTGCTGGCGATGGCGTAATCGACTTGACCAACCCTGGTTCCACTAACCGTAATATGTATTACAGGCGTGTTCAGGTTGCCAATTTGATGTAATAAAAATACTCAACAATAATAACTATTATAAGAGTATGTTTAGAGACCCCGCTTCGGCGGGGTTTTCTTTTGATTGAATCATTATAAATAGTAGTATGGTAGAAGCAACATATGATGCACAACAAAATCCTAATACTGGTACGGTCAAGGCTTTATCTAGACAACCTAAGGTTTTTGATTATGCACAAAATAGTCAGTTTAGAGTATTACTTCCAAACTTTCCTATATCAGAATATTTCTGTACGGAAATAAATGTTCCTGGAGTAACTATGACTCAAGTTGATAGACCTAGTAGTCTATCAAATATACCTATGGTCGGTGATGCGTTGACCTATGAAAATTTTTCAATGACGTTTATCGTTGATGAGGAATTAGAGAATTTTCAAGAAATATATGAATGGATGGTTAATATGGGATTTCCATATAAGCATTCACAGTATAAATCAAAAGAACGTGCTGATGGTCAGAATCAACGTAAGGGTGACCGTATTTTATATGATGATATAATTATTACTATATTAAGTAGTAAGAATAATCCTATTGTAAGATGTAAACTTTTCGAGGCTTTTCCAATATCATTGGGTGGGTTGACATATACTCAAACACAACCAGATGTTGAATATTTAACATCAACAGTTGAGTTCGCTTATATGTACTACGAATTCAAATCTGTATAAATAAAATTGAGAGGACAGATTGATACAGCCCGAAATGTTTTAAGCTACTTTCTAATAGTTTACACCAGTAGCAATATATGTTTTGAATCCGGGTGGGAGGATCATCTGTCCTCTTTTTTAATATGGAGATATAATGCAGTTTAGTGAGTTACAATCGTTAGTTGAAATTGATTTGAGAATTGATGATACTGAGTTAGATTTGGAGGCCATTCGGACTCCACAGATACACGGTAAGTATTTAAATTTCTATACACAATTTACTCTACAGCTAAAAAAGGCTGAAGATGAAAGAAAAACTATGTATAGAGATAAGTGGGAATATTATACTGGAAAAGCTGATCCAGATGTGTATCGAGAGAAACCATTTGACTTGAAAGTATTGAAACACGATGTACAGATGTACATTGAGGCTGATGAAGAATATCAGTTATTGAGTCAGAAAGAGGCTTATTTGAAAAGTATGGTTGACTATACAAACCGTACATTATCTCAAATAACAAATAGGTCTTTTACTATAAATAATGCTATAAAATGGAAGATGTTTTTACACGGTGAGTAATGGAAATCAATATTGAGAAGTTCAATGAAATTTATATCCGAATACAATGCGAACCTAGCATTGCTAAAGAACTATATGAGTTCTTCTCGTTTGAAGTACCAAATGCAAGATATATGCGGGCGGTGCAAAATCGTATCTGGTCCGGTCGTGTACATTTATTCAGTCCTGCTACTGGTAAAATATATTTGGGATTATTCCCTTATGTCAAGAAGTTTTGCGAGAAACAGGGTTATAAAATCAATGTCATCGGATCAATA